GCTAACCAGCTCCGCAGTCGAGTGGGGAGAGGATTGGTACAAGCAGCACTATTCCGTCCGAGCCGCCAACCTCGACACTGATCGATTCGGTGGCTACATCGCACGCAAGCAAACCCATGTGCACAAGCTCGCCATGGTACTGTCCGCCGCACAGTCGGATAGCATGTTAATCACCTCCGAACACCTCCAGGTAGCTCACTCCATGATAACGGACCTGGAACCTGACATGCAGTTCGTGTTCTCGAAAATCGGCCGCTCCGATGCTTCCCTGCACGCGGAGCGCCTCGTCAACTTCATTCAAACGAAAGGGGAGGTGTCGTTCCAGGAGGCCTACCGTCATGTCCACTCACACTTTTCCAGTATGAGAGATTTTGAAGATGTGCTGCTTGGCCTGGTCAAAGCTGGGTTCATCCGGTTGACGACCTACAATGGCTCCCCTTCCCTATCCCCCGGTATCCCACTGCCTACAGCAACCAATGGCAAGGATAAGAGAATTTAATCAGGTATTCCTAACCCCCCCAAAACACCCCTCCAAAGATAAAGGCGATGACAATTAGCAAGAGGATTTCAATCTCCAAAGTAGGCCGTCCCCAGGCCGAGTTCGCGGGACGTGCCTTGGCCCTTCGACCGAGTGGTGGTATCATTTAGTCTCCACTCCTTTAATCTTTTCAATCGTCCGCAGCCCGCCAATGCCAAGCAGGGCGCCCAGCACGTAGAGCAATGTGTCGGTGTCTACAGCTGGTGGAAGAGGCCATCCCCTAGCCACGGACAGCCAGCCTAGCAGGCTAAGCATGATCGTGGCGTAGAGTAGCCCAAAACCGCAGATCCAGCCAATGAAGGGCCTCCAGCCCGCGACGAACAGGCTAGAACTTTCAGCCTCCTTCGCATTAATCGCCAGCTGCGCCAGGATCACCTGCAGATCACCGGACTGAGCCAGCTTCATCAGCTCAAGCTCCGCCTCCGCTTTCTTTTGGGGATCAGGGAACATGCGGTCGATGATGCCCTTGCCGAGTTCGAACAGCGGCCCAAGTAGTAATGGATTCATGATTTACCTTCCTGTGTGTCAAGCCAAGCCTTTGCCCTAGCCCTCGTAGCATCATCAATACCTGACTGCTCTTTAGCAATTTCAAGAGGAGCACTAACTGCCGGGTAGGTGTTGAAGGGGAGTTGGAAATGCGGCCCATCCCTGAAGTTAGGCCAGTCCCCTCCCCATTCAACACTCAACCCCTGCTCCAGCGCCGACTGCTTAAAAGCCTCTGCGATGGTTTCGTATTCAGCCCAGTCCCACGTGACCTTGGCATTGATAAGCGCTGCGACGTCAATTGCATGACCAGTAATATGCCTACTTGCGAGTGTCTTTGACTTGTGCTGTGCGAAGAGTTCTCGCTGCCGTTTAGCGGAGCGCAGCCCCTCCGTGATAACGAAATCCACGGGGGATAGTTCCAGTGCCCGGTATGCGATCTTTACAAGATCCGGGTGGACGCCAGTAAGGTTGGTTTGAGAGCGTAAACCGAATCGAAATGTCATTTGATAGCTCCTGCTGCAATACCACCAAGTCCGAACTTAGCGGCCAGTCCAGCACCAAGCAAGATCACCAAAATCTGCAGGATGCCCCATATTGACTTTTTAGCAATTTCTACTTTGAGCCCCCGCCAGAATTCAGCCTCCTGCTTAGCGGCATCTATCATAGCTTGGTGGGCTGCCCTGTGAGCTGCCACGCCGTCGGGGAAAGCTCCGAGTTTAAGAGTCTCCACCAGTTCAGTAAGATGCGCTTGCTCCCGCTGCTCATGCCCTGTCAGTACCTGTTCAAGCGCGATTTCCAAAGCTGTCAACCTATCGTCATAATCATATTGCCTGCGGCCGTACAACTCATCAGTTTCGTTACTCATAAGAAACTTCCAGGGTTATAGTGCGGGATCATTAGGGAAACGGCCTGCAAGAATTTTAAGTTTCCGCGAGGGTGTGATAAGCAGCAAGACTTTAAGGTAATTTACATAGTCCTTCATATAGTCTTTAGCTAAGTCAACTTCCAGGCAGCGAGGGTCATCTAACAACTGCCTGAAGTTTAACAGTGACACGTCAGTGTTAGCTTGGATAGCAAGGCGCTCTTCCACAGTGAATAGAAAGTTAAACTCTGTAATGGACAGTTTCGGGGAGATAGCTACCGAGGGAGGTGTAACGGGGGGGACTACAATAGCAGGTGTCAGCGCGATACCATCCCAGCTATCCCCCTGCTTAGCTGCATTCGGTACCACCTGATTATACAGTACTGCAACATCGGGGTGGAAGATAGTAGTCGGGTCTTTCCCGGTCAGGTCTCTAATACGCCCATCCTCAACCCAAGCAAATTTACTCATATTACTGACCCTTCGTGTAAAAGATTACAATGCAGCCGGAGCTTCCAGCCCCACCGGCGTTCCCACCACCACCACCACCACCGCCACCGCCACCAAGCCCGCCAGCCCCCCCAGTAGCTGATCCCGTACCGCAGTTAGCTCCAGCACCACCAGAAAGTAGTCCAGCACCGCCACCTGCCGCAAAGGAGCTACGCGCAACAGCCCCTGCCCCCCCTCCACCACCAAGCCCGCCAGAACCCCCATTTCCTATAGAAACTGTAGCATCACCTACGCCAGCCCCTCCACCACCACCAGCGCCTCCAGAAGCCCCAGAACCGCCGCGGAAGCTTCCGCCCCCACCGCCACCACTGAGTCGTGTGTAGACGATGTCAAGTAAGGTACCCGTACCTACACCAGGTTTGGGGGCAGTAAACTGGGAGGCAGCCCCGGTAAAGTGGATACCGCCGGAGCCTCCCCCATTGCCACCACCAGTGCCGCCGTAGCTGAGAGCACCCGCTAACCCGCCGACACCTCCACCCCCACCGGCGCCGGAGCTACCGCCGCCCCCATTGCCGCCAGAATCAGCTGCAGCATTAAGAATACTACCCCCAGCTCCACCAACACCGCCCCCACCACCTCCAGAACCTGAAACCCCAATGCTGTAGTTACCGCCAGCTGCTAGAGGTCCAAGACCACCCCCGCCGCCTGCAGAGGACAGCGCAATACTACTGGCAGCGCCCCCCGCGCCGCCTATGCCATAGAAAGATCCCGCGCCACCACCACCGCCACTACTGGCATAAGTTACAGAGCCAGACCCGCCAACTCCCCCTGAAGCTGTGCGTGCGTCACGAAGCCCCGTGGCAGCCGTCCCTGTCCCCCCAGCACCACCAGCCCCACCAGATGCAGATACACCGCCTGTAGTTGTCAGTAACGTACCAAAGGAAGAGGCGCCTGAAACACCACCAACTGTAAGGACAGGAAGGTAATCCCCAGGCAGCACTTCAAGCACGGCGTAAGCAAAGCCACCGCCACCGCCACCGCCACCAGTGCTGGCACCAGCTCCGCCCCCGCCAACAACAGCAACCCCAATCTGATAGACATCATCAGGCACCTGCTCAGTAGTATAGCTACCTGCTACGTTATAGACTTTAAACTCTTCCCAGATCGGCGTAACCCGACCGCGCGAACCTGGAGGGCGGCTAAACCCAAAAGTACCATTATTCATTAGAAACTCCCTCCACGAGCTACTGCCCGTATTGCACTGGTTTGTGTTACACTAACCGTAGTTCGGATACTCCAGCCAGCTGGAAGAACGAGCGGCATAAAGTCGCAGTTTGCCACACTGTCAAGTTCCAGATTAAATGCCCGCGTTGTGGCGGCACCTGTAGTAGCTACAACAGGCAGTTCCTTCAGCAAGTGATACAGGGGCGCGGCGTGGGTGCTGGAGTATTCCCCAACCAGCACCGCCGAAACTCCCCCCACTGGGGTGATCGGGAAGGTGAAGGTTGTTGCACTTGTCACGGTAACTGCGGCAGCCCGAACATTGTACTCAACAGGGAAAGCATCCTGAATAGTGATTAAGTCGCCTGTAATCAAACCGTGCGGAGCAGTGCTGGTCATGGTGGCCACGGCCGCAGCTGAGGTGATCGAGGACACCGGCGCCAGGGCGGGCACCCCCTCGCACAGCCAGAACCGAAGGATACCTGCTACGCTGGTGCCAAGGCTAATTACGTCCAGGTTGTCGATGCGCGCCCCACTCGACTTAGCCACCGCAACAATCCCGACAGTGGCATTCGCCGGGGCTGTGTAGGAAGCATCAGCAGTTGTAACAATCCCCGAGCTGATAAAAGGCTTCGAGGCATATTGCTGTTGGTTGATAGCCATTAAATGACTCCTAAGTTATTAAATAAAAATTGGGGAGTTCCCATGCCCCACTCAACATCGCCGCTGCTATCTACCGTCAAGGCTGATCCGTGAGGGATGTCAGTAGTAAGGGGGTAGGCTGGCTGCCAGCTAGCGGAGACTCCATCAGTCTTCACAAACTTCCCCGCCTGCCCTGCCTGTGCCGGCAAGGCCGTGTTAAAAGCAGCTCCCTGCACGAAGGCAGTACTGGCGGCGTTCGAGGAGCTATCCAGAGGAGTCGCAGTGGGGACAGTAATCGAAGTTGCCCCAGCCCCGTTGATGTTACCTGTGAGAGAGGCATTAGCAAAGCTTGCCCCATTGAACACCTGCCCAAAAGTCACAGCATCCTGCCCACCGGTACCATTTGCAAGCCCTGTGATACGGAAATTGCCCATCGGCAAGTTAGCTGCCATCGCTGCCTGACCATCCCGCGGCAGTGCCGTAGACAGTCCACTGAAAATATCATTCAAGGTGGCATTAAAGGAACTTGCCAAGATGAATGTATTAGAGACTGCCGGGAACACCGGGGCTCCTAGCGAGGTAAACTGGCCTACGCCATTGTAAGGCATAACTTACTCCTTTATTCCGGGGGATTACTAATTATTAATCCGTGGACGAATTGCCTAAACCTGCCCCAAAAGTCCCAAGTAACACCTGAGCCTCACGAGAGGTTGGAGGCAGCTTGCCGAGCTTGATTAACAATTCTGCCCCCTGCGGTGAGGTTAAAATATCATCAAACTGCGATAGCGTTTTGGAGAGTGTAGCACGCTCGATTGCTTCGCCCAAGCGGTTTGCTGGCAGAAAACTAAACACGCGGACAGCGTTTGCCATGTTCGAGTTACCGCCGAGTTGCTGGAAATCAGAAGGGGATAGCCCCCCAACCTTATCAGGTCGAGACTTCATAGCGAAGGTCAGCTTTTTGAGAGATTCCAGCCCTCGGACCAACTCCGCCGGGTCGCGGCCTTCTGACTTCGCAATCCCAGCTGTAACGTCCTTAACCCCTTGCCACTGATGGGGGTCCTCGAACAGGGACGACCACAATCTCCCTGCCATTTTTGGATCGTTCGGCAGGGAGTTCTCCCCAACAGCCTCCCCCTTCACTGGCTTGATCTTTTCACTAATCCAGCCTTTGAACGAACTCTTCACTGCTTCCGGGTTGATCTTGGCGAGTTCCTTGACAGTCGTGGCCAGGGCAGAGACCTTCGCATCCGGGTCGCTGCCCGTGTTAAGCATGCCCGTGAACTTTGAAACAACCGCTTGCGTGGCCGGGTCGAAGCCGTGGGGCTGGTTAAGTGTCCCTACTGGCCCTTGCTTCAGCGGGTTGATTTCCTGCTCAGTGATACTGCGGAACTTCGCTTCTGCCGCCCTCACCTCAGGGGAAAGTGTTTGGAATTCCCTATTCAGTGCCCCGGCAAGCCCCTTCACTTGCCCGCGTTCCTTCGGGTAGGCTTCCTTCAGCGATTGACCTTTCCAAGGACCGCTCAACTCCCCGATCCAGGTATCCACATCGAGTGCCTTCAGGGGAGCACCTTTCGCGGAGGTCAGTGCGGAGTTCGCAGCGGCGAGTTGCTGCTGTGCGGCGGCGCGGCCAGAGGCGTTCGTAGCCCCCGCTACTGCGGCTTGGGCATTGGCTACAGCTTGCTGCAACTTTGGATCGCCCCCGATCAGCTTATCCGCCATCTCCTTCGCTCGTGCCTTTAGCACATCAGTCGAGCCTGGTTGGGTTGCAAACTTGTTAAGAACTGCTCCAAGCCGGTTTGCAGAGTCTGGGGGTAAGTCGCCGGCCTTTGCATAGTCTGCCTTCACCCGCGCGCTGCGGCTATCCGTAGCCTGCTTCAGCCGTTCCGTCGCCGTCTGCTGCAGGTTATTTGCATTTTCCAAGTTTGAGTAATTCGTCCCTGGCAAGCTTTCCGCGGTTAGCCGAGCCTCCGTGCTAAGCTGCTGCGGCTGAGACTTCAGCAAGTCTTGTACCTTGTTACCCTGGCTGCGGTTGGCTAGGAAGTTGCGGATGCTGGTCAGATTTGTTTCCCCGTTAGTCGTGGCGGCAACTGCCTGGGAGAGGTCAATCTGGGTACCCTCCGCCTTCATCCGGTTCATGTACACTTGGGCTTTTCCAAGGTCAGCTTCCGTGATCCCCTCCACCGCTTCCCTCGCCATATTCCCACTTTGCGGACGGACGCGGCTTGCTAAGGCAGCTGCCCCGCCGCCGGCTATTCCACCTACAATTCCTCCAACTACCGCCCCTGGTGTGCCGCCAACTTCCTGCCCGAACTTCGCACCTGCCCCACCCCCGGCGCCGGCCATGTAGTTCACCAGACTCCTCGGCCCAGTCACCATCGCGCCACCAACGCCCTGCAGTGCGGACTCAACATAGCCTGGGTTTTTTGAGTCAGGTAGGTACTTCCGGCGGAGCGCTTGCAGTGGTGCCTCCTTCCCCCAAGGCGATTCATCGGTAAGGCCAAGGACGAACCCAGCAGTATCTCCAGCACTGGCAACGGCATCTGTGGCTCCCCGAGCAATGGCAGTAGCACCAGTTTTCACCTTCCCCCAGATTGAGTCATCCGGCACCATCCCCTGGATTTTCTTCTTCAGTGCTTCATGAGCCTCAGGAGGGGCCCCGGTCATATCGACCTTCGTGCCATCTGGCATTTCGATAATGTCTTGCATTACTTAGCTCCCAGGTAGTCTTTCCAGTTCCGCACACCCCCGGCACCCGGCGCCACACTTCCCGCCGCTGGCTGCAATGGTGTCGTGTTAGGTAACTGCGTGTTGCTAAGCCCGTACGTAAAGGCCGCTGGGTTTTGTGACTGCAGCGCCGTTCCGAATTCCTGCTGAGAGGTTCGAGCGTCGGCGACAGTTTGCTTGGCCCCTTGCCGCATGACAGCGATGACCTGCTTGCGACCTTCGGGAGTTTGCAGTAAGGAGGGGAGGTTTCGGGCAATGCGCTCTGATTCTTCCTTGACCAAGCCACGACTGCCACCGTTTGCATTCATCGAGGCAAGCCACAACTCCGCAGCCGTGTTGCCGAAGGTTTCGGAATTTTGCAGACGCGCTGCGGTTTCCTTCGTGACGGGGACGCCTGCGGAACTTGCCAACTCCCCGAGCCAAACGGCTGGATTTGCCAGCGGACCATTCATCGTGCCGGAGTCGCTGAGGGCTTCGAGCTGATTCAGTTGACCAAGCATTTTGTTGGAACCGCGGGCTTGCTCGGAAAGGTCCCCGACGGTTTTCGCCGCCAGTTTCGCCCATTCGTCGAACCCAGCCTTTTGCCCCTGCACACTGACGTTGTTGCTGACATTCGTGACTGGGGGCCGCGCGACAACTTGCCCGACCTTGCCAGTGCCTACCTGTTCCTGCACGACAGCGCCGCCGAGGGTAGTCGGGGGCTTGAACGTGTCGCGGAAGTCCCCGACGGGTTGCGGTTGAGTTGGCGCCACGTCTACCAACTGGTCATTGACCGTCCGAACATCACGCTTGCCTTGCAGTCCACCAAACTTACCACTCAGAGCCGCAGCCACTCGACTCTCCGGTGAAAAGTCCCCGAGCTTCAGGAACTCCATCGGGTCGACTGTCTGCTTACCAAGTTGCCCCATCCCGGCTTTGCCCAGTGCCTGCATCTCTGGTAATTTCGAAGTCATCGCTCGGACGAGTGCTTCCCTCGGGTTCGCAGCAACCGGCTCGGCAAGCTGCGGTGCCACGTCGTTTTGCATCAAGGCAGCCGCCTGCCCATCATCCATTATATCCCCGGCACGGCCTTGGCTGCGGTCCATATAGGCGTTGACTTCCCCGCCGAGTTGCTGGCCATAAGCGGCGCGGTTCGCAGTTTCATCAGCCGAGGCTTCCTTTTGCTTTTTCCCTAGAACGTAAGCTGTTGCAAGCTTGGCCAAGGCCTGCCCGACTCCAGTATTTCCGACGATTGGGGACTCCATCGACTGCCCTTGCATAGCATTAAGCAGCTTCCGGCGACGGGCAAGTTCGTCTTGCTGTGTAATTACATCAAATTCAGTCATATGGCCTCCTACATTAAAAAGGCGCTGCCGAGACTAGCCAACCCCCCCATCAAGGCGTTGCTGCCGGACTGCGCGTTCTTGTAACTATCCATCGCAAAGTTTCCCGCGGCCAGCCCCGCATCCATAACCGGAGCCGCTGCCGCGTTACCTCCAGTGTAGTAACTGCCGAATTGTGGACCAGTTACCTGCGACCCGCTGCGCAGCGCGTTGAGTTCATTCAGCGGTTGCGTACGCAGGAACGCTTGCTCTTCAATCCCTTGCTGTCGCGCTTGGTTGCCGAACTGTTGATAGGCAAGACCATTTTGAAAGTTTTGATTCTGCGCGGCATTGTTCAACTGCGCTCCCCCAAGCATGGCAGTAAGTTGCGCCTTTCTGGAATCCAGGTCGTTACCGGCGTTGACCTCGCTAGCGTGGGAGCCAAGCTGGGCGTTGGCTAGAGATGCTTGCGTACCGTACCCGGCATTGGCAATAGCGATCTGAGCATCGCGTGCGGCGTTCGCCTGAGAGATCTGTGTCTGCATCTGCGCGTTTGCTATACTAGCATCAAGGGCTTGCTGCGTGCGGGTTTTGTCAGCAGACTGGGCGAAGTTGCCGGTGCTGAGGGCTTGCCCATACTCTTGTGCGTTGAGGCCTTGGATAAGGCCAACTTGCCGGGATTCCTCTTGACCGCCAGCGAGGATCGCTTGCATCCGGGCGTCATTCGACTTCTGCCCGAAGTTGTTCAGCTCCCGGTTGTAAGCGTTCGTCCCGACTTCAATGCCGGAGTTGAGCAAACGACTTCGCAGGTCAGCCTCGTCGCGCTGCAGTTGCGGGTTAAGGCGAGACATCAGTGCTTCTTCAACCCGACGGCGGGAGGTGTCGTCAATTGTGCCTGGGAGTGCTCGGACGCCGGATGTGTCGAAGGTGCGTTGAATGTCCCCACCGCCGATGCTGGCGGTCCCTGCGGCCGCATCTCGCCCGGCTGCCGCGAGACTAGCCACTGCGCCACCTCCGGAAGCAAGCTTACCATTGTTAAAGCTGCCGACCATTTTACCCACATTGACAGGTGTCGCGGAGAAGTCGGAAACGTCCTTACCACCTTGGGACAAGGGGCCGAGGCCCGATGTATCGAAGGGTTTGGCTAGCGCATCAGTAGCTTTTGAAAGCCCAGCATTCGCCGCCGCACCGTAGGCAAGACTGGACTTATTCTGCATGTCCTGCAGTTGCTGCATTTCCGGCGACAATGTAACTGTTTGTGTCCACTGCCCGGGACTGCCATCGGCCCCTGCTGCCCCTTGCGTCCAAGTCGAATTCCCATAAGGAGTGAGTTGGTTTGCCCGGTTTAGCTGGGTGTTGTAGATCGCAGCATCCTTGTTCGCAATCCCTTGCTCCTTCGCCATGGCAGCGTAGTCGGGGGCAGGTGGCGCATCTGGTTTGAAAACTCCGCCCATAGGAACTCCTTAAATGGTAAGCCAGCGGCATTCCGCCCTGGTCATTGTGTATAGTAAAAGATCACCGTCAGGGTAGGCATCTTTGAGGGTAGCCTCAAGTGTAAACCCGACATGCTCTACGAAACGACGAGACTTCTCGTTACTCGACCCGACTTGTGCGATGACTTTCTTACAACCGAGTTGGTTGAACGGGTACTGGAAACATGGAACTAGGAAAGCCCTTGTAGCCCACAGCCGACCGGGAAGGGCTGCAATGTGCATACATAAGCTGCTGCGGTTCCAGTTTTCAAAAACCACACCAGCTACCAGTTCCTGCCCATCGCAATACCCGATTGCTGTTCCCCGCCCCTTCCACCAACTAGCTGACTGCTGCTCCATCACCCAAGCCCCAACTACCTCTGGAGCATCTAAAACTACATGCTTCACACAAGTGCCCCAGGTTCGAAAAGTGTATCCGTTGCCGACCACTGAATAGTAGCGTCACGCGCGATTACCCGCAAGCGAGTTGCTGCGCAATAGCTGTCCGGTGCGGCTACAGTTACCCATTCGTTGCGCGGTCCTGGCTCCATTGACCAGACCGAAGCATCCCAGAGTGCTGAGTCCCAGCGAGAAAGTTCCGTGACGTTGAATACGGCGGCGCCGAAAGTACCGTCCTTGGCGAAGTCAGTATCAAGGGCCAAGTTAACAGAAATAGTCCCGCCGATATTCAAGTTAGCCCGCAGCAACTTCCACGATTTAATCCGACTGCGGGGGGAGTAGTAGCTGTACGCGGTCTTCGCTTCGGCAGTGATGGAGGCATCAAGGTCATTGCCGGGGGTAAATACCTGAGTGACTCTGGCGACCATCCCCATGTAGAGTTTGGCATTGAAGAAGCAAAAGGTAAAGCCATCCCAACCCTTGAACCGACACCAAGCCCCGGTTTTCGTGTTCATCACGTACTGATGGGAGAAGGAGAATTCTGCCTGCGGTACGTTGCAGACAAGGCAATTCTTGTCGGGAAACTCGATAACCTCCCACCCTCGCTGCTCCCCGGTACTGGCCATAGCTACAGAAAAGGCCTCCCCGATTACATCTGAAAGGGATGCGGAAGGGGATAGGCGTGTGTCCTGAAGGATCTTTGTCATAGACACTAAGCCACGGCGAGTTAGCACAAGCAGGTCTCCGCCGAACTTACAGAAACACTTCAAGCCCAAGGGAGGGGAAAGGTCGTAGATACCCTTTAGTGTCCAGGTGGAAACGGAGTCGGGATTGGTGCCCAAGTAAACCGCCGCTTGCCCCTCGCTAGTAATGAACATGGAGTAGTCTTCACTTCCAAAACCACCGTCGATCGTCCAAGTACCCATGGCGACCAAGCTTCCACCCTTCGGGAACAAGCCGCCAAGTGGGTACTCTGACACCGTGCCAGTAATCGAGTCGATCGGCAAGTAGAAGAAACTCATCGAGTTCTTCGGGATGAAGTAAAGGGAACGCTTGAAGGAGTTGACGTTTTGCAACTGATTCGTGTTGATGCTGCCACCGCCTGTAATTGCGAAGGAGGCGATGGTTGTCCAGGTCGTGCCGTTGGTGTAGGCGAGATCATCGACTCCGTTGACTGTGACGAGGAAGGCTCCGCCGGTTGTAGTGAAGTTGACGCCGCAGCTGTAACCACTCGTGCGAGCTTGCACACTT